GTGCCAAGAAAGAATTTGAAGAACCACAGATCAACGGTTTCCATATCGAAACTAATGGTCATAACATATACGAATTAGACGAAGAAGATTGTGAGGCATGTAAACTATGAGCAAAGCTCAATATAACTTAAACACAAAGACAGACTATTTGAAACGTCAAATGTTTTTGGATCCACAGGGTCCTGTTACCATACAGCGTTTTGAAGAATTCCGTTACCCCAAGGTAGCCAAGTTCGAAGAAACAGCACGTGGTTTCTTTTGGGTTCCGGAAGAAATTTCATTGACTAAAGATGCTAGCGATTTCAAAGATGCTAGCGACACTGTCAAACATATCTTTACCAGCAACCTATTAAGACAGACAGCATTAGACAGTATCCAAGGTCGTGGACCAACGCAGATCTTTACGCCTGTGGTAAGTGTGCCGGAGATGGAAGCATTGTGTTTGCTTTGGGGATTCTTTGAAACTAATCTACATTCAAAGAGCTACAGCCACATCATCCGTAATATCTACAACGTGCCTAAAGATGTGTTCAACACTATTCACGACACTAATGAGATCATCGGCATGGCTGCTGCTGTTGGCAAGTACTATGATGAGCTACATGAAATCAACTGTAAAGCAGAAATGGGTGAAACTATTCCTGAAAAAGAATACATCCGTGCTATCTGGATGGCACTACATGCCAGCTATGCTCTAGAAGGTCTGCGTTTCATGGTGTCATTTGCCACCAGCTTGGCTATGGTAGAGAATAAGATTTTTATCGGTAATGGCAATATCATTAGCCTGATCCTACAGGATGAGATCCTACATAGAGATTGGACTGCTTATATCATCAATCAGGTAGTAAAGGATGATCCACGTTTCCTAGAAGCCAAAAACGAATGCGTTGACGAAGTGTACAAATTGTACATGGATGTGATCCAAGAAGAAAAAAAATTGGGCAGACTATCTATTCCAAAAAGGACCAGTTATTGGACTAAATGCCAACATCCTAAAAGACTTCATGGATTATACAGCAGCCAACACGCTAAAAGAAATCGGCATCAAATACAATCAACCTGCTCCAAAGACTACGCCTATTCCTTGGTTCAACAAGCATAGCGACACGCACAAGAAACAGACAGCTCTACAGGAAAACGAATCGACCAATTATGTCATTGGTGTGATGAGTGATCAGATAAATTATGATGAGCTACCAGTTTTATAAGGAAAGAGATGAAAGCTATCGTTTGGAGCAAGGATCAATGTCCATTTTGTGATCAGGCCAAAAACCTGCTCAAGATGAAGAACATTGAATTTGAAGAAAGAAATATACAGAAAGAGTGGACCAAAGAGCAACTGCTAGAAGCTGTTCCTGGAGCACGTACAGTACCGCAGATTTTCCTAGACGGAGAATTGGTAGGCGGTTTCACAGAACTCAAGAAAAGGTTTACAAATGTTAATTGATAAAGGAATATCAGCTGGCGAAGTGATCACGCTCAAGCTGACCAGCGGAGAAGAATTGATCGCGAGACTGTCAGAAGAAACGCCCACAGCCTACAAGCTGACCAAGCCTATGGTTATTGGTATGGGACAGAAAGGACCAGGATTGATGCCCTATCTGTTTACAGTATCTCCTGACAAGGAAATCCCATTACTAAAAACTGCCGTGGCTATGATAGTACACAGCGATAAATCATTCGCAGATCAATATCTTCAGAGTACTACTAATCTAGTGATATAAGGAGATAAAATATGCCAGCCGTTCCACCAGTCTATGTACCACCAACAGTACCTCCTGCGTTTGATGCAACTAATATTCAAAGCGTACCACTCAGTGCTGGCACGGCCGCCGGGGTTGGCCTTCCAAATTATACTCTCCAGCTTAGTTCTATTGCTGGTTCTTTGTATTCTATCGCGGTCAATTTACAGCAATATCTACAACTAGAAGCAAGCGTAACTGCTGCGGGAACTGGATCGTCATATAATGTTCAAGCTGTTATAGCCAATTCTCTAGATGGTATCATGCAAAATCTAGATTCTATGAATCAGCTGAGTGCTACCAGCACAGGCGCACTGGCAGACATGCAAAAAGCATTCGCAGGCATCAACACTTCGTTGAATGACATGACTGCTAACATACAGCTGGCAGCATCTAATCAGATCGACAAAGCAGAATTTGACAAGGCAGCTACTAACGCAGCATTGAAGAGAAACAATCTTCCAGAAGTGGAAGTAGCCGAAAGTACAGTAAGCACGTCTATCAGCAAGTCTGCTGGTAGAGCAGTCACTATGGCAACAGCAGTACAGACTACCTCGCTGGTCAGCACAGCTATCCAGAAAGGTACTACATTTGCTGGACAACAGGTGGATCAATATGTAGTAACACCAGCTACTAACTTGTTTACAAAGATATTTGGTTCTACAGCCAAAGCAGCTAGCCCTGACGCATTGGCATCGAAAAGTACTACTGAAACCAAAAAAGGTGTAAACTCAACTAAATTGTTTGGACCATGAGCAAAGGTATAGCCAGAGTAGCCAATGACATAGCAGACACCAACATACAAAGTGGTGCTACGTCTATCATTTCCAACAACTTCGTGACTGCGCACGAAGGCAGCATCATGAGCTCCGGCAGTTCTATCGCTCAAGGATCTAGGACAGTGTTCGTGGAAAACAAACCTGTGGCTAGACAAAGCGATCTAACCAATAACGGAGAAGCACTGCGTACAGGCAGTGAAAATATAATAGTAGGTGGTTGATGAAAAAGATTCTATGGAACACATTGGGTTTTGCCAGTCTTGGCATGGCCTATATTGGATTTGTCACACCCGGCATACCGTTTAGTATCTTTCTAGTATTTTCAGCTTACTGTTTTGCCAAAGTCAATCCCAAGATGCATGCGTGGCTATACAATCACAAATGGTTTGGACCTTTCCTTACCAATTGGGGTGAGAAGCGTGTGTTTCCATTCTACGGCAAGATAGCCATGGTGTTGGTCATGGACAGCAGTTTGATCATCATGTGGTTCACTACTAAAAATCCTGTAGCAGTAGCAGCTACAGGCATCACTATGTTGTTGGTAGCTATTTGGGCATGGCGCTTTCCATCTACCGTGGAAGAATGGAAGAGACGCAAAGACGCAGGTGAGAAGATTGGATGGTTTAGATGAAATCCGATGTGTTAGGTCTGTTTGCGGTACCGCTTTATCGCTCTAGCATCGATCCTATAGATCCTATTACTCTTAACAGGCTGTTCAATTTCGAATATGAAAAAAGTTCATACGATCAAGACATAATCACACATAAAGAAACTGCCGAAAGGCATCTATTAGATCGTCCAGAATTCGCTGGCCTGAAGAAAAGCCTACAGGCCAAGATAGATGAATATGCTTATGAATATCTAGGCACAGATAAAAACCTGTCTTGGCAGATCACTACCAGTTGGGTCAATAAAGCAGAACCTGGCGGCTATCATGCTGCTCATGTACATAGCAACAGTCTCTTGAGTGGTGTGCTGTATCTCAAGACCAATCCAAAATCCGGTGCTATCTGTTTCTATAAAAATTCAGCTTATCATACATTATTCACCCAAACAATCAATGTAGATTTTGATAAAACTACAGATTGGAATATGGAAAGCGTAGGCTTGACACCCAAGGACTTTGATGTTTTAATATTTCCATCAACACTTAGTCATTCAGTGATGAGCAATGACTCGCAGGAAGATCGATACAGTTTGGCATTCAATGTATTTCCTGTAGGGACTGTCGCTGTTGGCAGCAACAGCGAACTAACCATAGGGAGAAAGATATGATAGTCAATATAGCTAACAAGATCGGACAGGCACACGGAAAGTTTTTTCTGTGGCTGAGCAAGAAAGCTGAAAGCCATCCTTTGTGGGCAGTGGCATTGACGCTGTGGGCATTGTATGAAATCTTTGAACACATAGCACTACCGACGATTGGTGTGTTATGGGCGACAGGTGACCTCACACTGCGCTAGAAGCTCAATGGATAGGCAGAGACTTCTAAACTCTCGATAGCAGGTTCGATTCCTGTCTGGCGCACCATTTAAGGAAACTGTATGAAAATTCAAACGGCAACTATTACTCATGTATATCCTACTGAAGTTTGGTTCGAAAAAGATTTCTTCGGAACTATACATATCAAGATACAACACATGGCTCCGGGTGAAAAACCATTTACTTTCATCCAGTTACATTACAATTATGCCTACACCAGCAACAGCCATCAACGAGACATGGCCAAGCAGATTGGAAAGTTGCTAGGGCAGGATGACATCCAGGAGCGTCCTTATGACATGCCCAATATAATGCCAGCTAACGATGATAGCGAAACTGACTGTTACTGTTTTAACTGTAACAAAGACAAAAAGACTTTCTCGGGCATTCCTTTTGTTGCCACTGTGATGATAGTATGTCCTACCTGCGGCAACAAACGCTGCCCACACGCAACTGATCACAATCTAGAATGTACAGGTTCTAACGAACCCGGACAACCAGGAAGTAGGTATTAAAATTCATAAGACAAAATCGCATAAATACACTACAGGAGGGACTGGCTATGAAACAGAAAAAACTGCTTCAGAAACTGTATCAGGCTTGTCTTTCACACGATGAAGAAGCGATTTCCAAACTCCGTAAAAAAGAGTTTGCCAAGATACTGAAACACCGCGCTGAAGGCAAACCATTTGGTACAAAGTGGACTTTGGTAAGGATTTAGTTTCGTAACAGAAACGTAATCTTTCTACGTCGATGCTGCGATAAATATGGGTATGATGCCTAAGACTTATCGCAGCATTTTTATTTCGGATGTTCACCTCGGCACTCGTGACTGTAAGGCTGAACAGCTCAACAACTTCCTCAAACACAACACCTGCGAAACGCTCTACATGGTAGGCGATATAATCGACGCATGGAAGATACAGCAGAACAAATGGCGCTGGAAGCAGAGCCACACTAATGTGGTACGCCGTATCATGGGACACGCCAAGCGTGGTACCCGTGTGGTCTACATCGCAG